ACAGCGACAACCGCCACAAATACAAACGCATTAAATATTGTTGGTTATGGATCTTCTAATGGTACTTACTACCAAACCTCTGGTACATTTGCTGGGTATAGTGGCTGGGCTGGATATTGGGTAAGCAATCATGGCGATGGCGCAACATACTATAATCAAACGATTATCATGCCGTTTTGGGGTCCGCCTAAATATTCACGATTGGAAGGTGGCGTACAATCTGGTCCACATACATTTATTACCACAGAAAACTACACCTCATACTCACCAATCCCAGCTGGTACTGCAATGGTATTTAAACAGACCGCTGCCCCTACAGGCTGGACCAAAGTTTTAACTAATGATAATTCAGCATTAAGGGTTGTCACTGGCGCTGCAAGCACTGGTGGCTCTGTAGCGTTTACTACAGCATTTTCTAGTCAGGCTGTTACAGGGACAAACGGGGCTTCTGGTGCTTATACTTTGGCAACAGCAGACATACCAAGTCATTCTCATCTTTACCAGAATGATAGCGGAGCTAGTTTTAATGCTAATTTTATAAATGCAAATCGTGGGAATGGGAATAATGCCTATAACCCCACTACAAAAACTTCTGGAGGCGGGGGATCGCACTCTCATTCTGCCGCAGGATTTACAGGCACAGCAATTAACTTAGCGGTAGCGTATGTTGATGTAATTATTGCGACTAAGGATTAAATATGAAATTAACAATTATCCCTTCCGATGGCGCTGTTTATGAGGACGAAATAAGTTATTTAGGGTTGGTATGGGAAGGAACTCCATCTAATGTACACGCTCTTCAATGGCAAGATATTGCTGGCTGGATTGAGTATGTTGACCAGCCTAATGAAGATATAACGGTCCTACCTGAGTGGGCGGATAACGCAATGGCTGCTTGGACGGTGGCTAATACCCCTCCTCCTCCAGTCCCTCCTACAGCAGAGCAGAATAAAACCACCGCATCTCAACTGCTTGCCAATACCGACTGGACAACCATACCTGACATAGCTAATCCTGTAGTAAATGACCCGTACCTAGCTAATCAGGATGAGTTCATAACCTACCGTAACGAGATTAGAAAGATAGCAGTCTACCCAACTGCAGGTGATCTGGTTTGGGCTACCCCTCCAATTGAAGTTTGGAAATAAAGGATAAATCATGGCAAGTACATATACACCAAATCTAAAAATTGAACTGATTGCTACGGGCGAACAGGTTAATGAATGGGGAGTTACTACAAACAGTAACCTTGAAAATGGACTGGAGCAGGCTATCGTTGGTCGTGGCGTGGTTGAATACACCAGCGATGCAAATAAGACAATTACTCTTACCGAATCAAACTCTAGTCAGGATGCAAGAAACTTATTCTTGTACGTTGACACTGATGTGTCTACAACCCTTACTGCTACTAGGGACTTAATAGTCCCGACCATAGAGAAGACATACGTTGTCCACAATGATACAGCCGGGAGTCAGAGCATTAGGGTAAAGACATCAGGCGGCACTGGAATAACAATTCCTAATGGCAAAAAAGCTCTGCTATATGTAGATGGAACTAATGTAATAGAGCAGCTTAGTTATCTTACATCCGCAGAGATTGGAACAATAACCTTTACCAACCCAGTGCCAATTGCTTCTGGTGGAACCAATGCAACGAGTGCCAGCGCAGCTAGAACGAGTCTCGGTCTAGCCATAGGAACAGACGTTCAAGCATACAATGCTGGTCTCCAAGATATCTCTGGGTTAGCCAAGACAAACAATAATTTCATAGTTGGGGATGGATCTAACTGGGTAGCTGAATCAGGAGCTACAGTCAGAACATCATTAGGTCTTGGCAGTATGGCTGTTCAAGATTCAAATTCAGTGTCTATTTCTGCTGGCACAGCAACCTTAACATCAATGACCACTAACTCTGCCACAATAACTGGCGGGACAATTACAGGGATTACTGATTTGGCTGTAGCTGACGGGGGTACGGGGTCATCCTCTCTGACTTTAAATAGCGTGTTGATAGGTAACGGAACTTCCCCATTACTGGCTGTAGCCCCAAGCACAACAGGTAATGTATTAACTTCTAATGGCACAGCGTGGGCTTCAACGGCTAATCCACCTGCCTTTGCTTCTGGTACACGCATGAGTTTTCAGCAAACAGCAGCTCCTACTGGATGGACTAAAGATACAACTGCGGCTATCAACGATTCTATTCTTAGGTTTGTTACTGGATCAGTTACTCCAAGTGGTGGTTCTGTAGCATTTAGTACATGGAACGCACAGACAGTTACTGGGGGTACTACGTTGACCATAGCCCAGATGCCAGCACACACCCACGGATACCCTGAAACAACTACATCGGGCGCTGCGGGGGCATCATCAGGTCGCCCTGTCTCCAATTTTGTTACGGTACAAACGCAGTCAACGGGGGGCAGTGGATCGCATGACCACCCGCTTACCCAAAATATAAAATTCTACGACTTCATTATTGCAGCTAAAGACTAATGGCTAAAGACGCTAAGATATTATGCCCTTTGATGGGTTCTGAGTGCATTGAGGATGGCGCTATTAAAGACGGTGAGCTGGTCAAATGCCGGTTCTGGGTGCATGTACAAGGTACAAATCCTCAGACTGGTGAGACAGTATCTAATGGAGACTGTGCCTTTTGCTGGACCCCAATGCTGTTGATTGAGAATAGCCAACAACAAAGGCAGACTGGTGCGGCTGTAGAGTCATTCAGGAATGAGATGGTTAAGGCTAATGAGTCTAGTCAACAGCTTCTACTTAATACAACTAAGGTAGCTGCAATAGGGCGTGACTAACTAAGGGTACAAGGAGATATAAATGGCTTCAACTATTGCAGCAATTACAACTGGTACTGGTGGTGTAGTAACCACAGCAGACGCTTCAGGTAATCTCTCATTACTCTCAGGTGCAACTACAGTAGTTGCTGTGACCAGCGCTGGTGTGGATGTAACTGGTACTCTAACAACCACTGGTAACACTATACTGGGTGATGCAACTACAGACACACTGAATGTTGGCGCTGGTGGATTGGTAAAAGATGCTAGTGGTAATGTGGGGATTGGGACGAGTAGTCCAAATTATAAACTTACATTTGGTGGACAAACTGGAGCAACAGCTACTCCATTAGGTTTAAGATTTTCTAATGATTATAGTAATACTAATACATCATCTTCTTCTAAAATATTTTTATATAATGATGGCACAGCAGGGAATGTATATGGATTTGGGGTGGGGAGTGCAGCTGATGTACAGTATCACGCTGGAAGTACAGGAGCTTCTTTAGGAAATCATCGTTGGTACACAAATGATGTAGAACGTATGCGTATCGACTACAGCGGTAACTTGCTGGTGGGGACTACGACTGCGCTGGCAAAATCCACGCTGAGTTGGCCTAGTGCGTCACAACAGGGATTTGCACTGCAAGCTGCGGATGCAACTTTTGCGGGAAGCCCTATTATTTTTTATAACAGCGCAGGGGCAGTTTCAGGGTTTATTGGACAGACAACAACAACCATTTCCTACAACACATCCTCAGACTACCGCCTAAAGAACACCATTGCCCCAATGACAGGCGCATTAGACAAAGTAGCCTTACTCAAGCCAGTAACTTACAAGTGGAACGCAGACGGCTCAGATGGTCAAGGCTTCATTGCCCACGAGTTACAAGAAGTGGTTGAGGGCTGTGTCACAGGTGAGAAAGACGCAACCCGCGAAGAAGAATACGAAGTGTCTCCAGCCGTTCCTGCGGTAGTAGATGCGGAGGGTGTAGAAACAACCCCTGCGGTAGAGGCTGTTAAAGGCACTCGCACAGTTCCGTCTTACCAAGGAATAGATACCAGTTTCTTAGTGGCTACTCTAACTGCAGCAATCCAAGAACAACAAGCCCTAATCACACAGTTACAAGCAGATGTAGCAACACTAAAAGGAGTACCCGCATGAGTTCAACTACATTATCCGTACTTACTCAAAACGCTGAAAAGGAAATTAAACGACTTAACGCTCAATCACATGAGCCAACGTCATCAGATATTTTGGCTGTAATGCAACTGCTGGTTGAAATGATTAAAGAAAGCAACAAACCAGCAGATAAGGAGGCAGCATGAGCGCAATCGTAGTCGCAGGGGACGTTTCGGGAAGTATTACGCTGCAAGCACCATCGGCAGCTGGCTCAGGAACACTAACTCTACCAGTTGCTACCGACACCCTAATCGGGAAAGCCACGACTGATACGCTGACGAATAAGACTTTGACTAGTCCAACTTTAACAACACCAGCACTTGGCACACCAGCGAGTGGAGTATTAACAAACTGTACTGGATTGGTAGCAGGCGCATTGCCAGCGGGATGTGTGATACAAGTAGTTACGTTTACAACCAATACAAACTATAGTACAGCTTCAAGCACCTTTACAGACACTCAATTAACTTTAAATATTACGCCAAGGGCTACTTCAAGCAAAATACTGGTATTAGTTCATCACGCAGATGCGGGCAAAGCAGAGAATGCCGTTAATGGTCAAGTGCAGTTAGTAAGGAATGGTTCTGCTCTGGTTGTTATGACTGGCACAATAGGTAGAGACGATGTTGCTGCCACTAATTTTTCCGGTGGGTTTGATTTTCACTATTTAGATAGCCCATCGTCTACTTCAGCATTAACATATAAAACACAAGCTAAATCGCTAGAAAATCTAGCTAGAGTCTATCTTGGATTGTTAAGTACTACGCATTCAATTACTTTAATGGAGATTGCTGGATGATGCCCGACTTATTCGATGCCGTGATATCGCTTGTTCCAGACGCTAACTTTTGTACTCGCGGAGATGAAATAGAATGGGTTACAGAACCCGCTATAAAACCCACAAAGGAAGAGCTTCACGCTGAAATAATACGGTTGCAAGCTATATACGCTACCAAAGAATATCAACGTAGACGTGCTTTGGAATACCCGAAATTTACTGACTACCTAGACGGCATCGTCAAAGGTGATCAAGCACAGATTCAGTCATACATTGATTCTTGCTTGTCAGTCAAAGAAAAATATCCAAAGGAGACAGTATGAGCGTTGTCATAGATGGAACTCTGGGAATTACTACACCTGCTGAGACAGTACAGGGCGCTCTAACAACCACTGGTAACACTATACTGGGTGATGCAACTACAGACACACTGAATGTTGGCGCTGGTGGATTGGTAAAAGATGCTAGTGGTAATGTTGGGATTGGTACAGCTAGTCCTACTGTTAAGCTAGATATTCGCGATACCACAGCAGTTATGCAATTAAAATCAAGTACTGGCACAAATGCAGTTTATGCCACGATAAACAACACTGGCGGTGATTTTTACATTGGACGAGAGAACAGCACTGGCGGCACATTTGGAACTACTGCGCCATATGCCTCTGTATTTTATGCAACTGGTGCATGCCCAATGGCGTTTTTCACTAATGCCACAGAACGTATGCGTATCGACTCCAGCGGTAATGTTGGGATTGGGACGAGTTCGCCAGCAAGTTATGCAAAATTTTCAGTTATTGGTGGGTCAATTTATACCGATGCTGCTTTGTATAGTAATGATGGAACAACAGTTTCCCGCGTTATTTCATCGGGTGGTGTTTCGTATTGGGGAACCACTACAAACCAACCAGTTGTTTATCAAACTAACAACATTGAACGTATGCGTATCGACACCAGTGGTAACTTGCTGGTGGGGACTACGAGTGGTGTACCAAGTGGGGGGTTTAACATACAGCCAAATGGTTTTGGTACAGGCCAATCAGTAATGGATATTGGACATATAAGCGGAACACCAAGTGGTATTGCATTTGAACGGTATATTTACAATAATACTATTATTGGCTCTATTACTCAAAACGGCACAACAGCAGTTCTTTACAATACAACTTCTGACTATCGTCTTAAAACAGATGCAACACCTATTCAAAATGCACTTACAACTATTGAAGCTTTAAATCCTATTAGTTTTAATTGGGTTGATGGTAGACCTGATGATGGCTTCTTAGCACATGAACTTCAAGATGTTATTCCTAATTGCGTGACTGGTGAAAAAGATGCTGTTAATGAAGATGGAACACCTAAGTATCAGCAAATGGATAGCAGCGGTGTAATCCCATTTCTAGTTAAATCCATACAAGAACTTAAAGCAATTGTAGATGCACAAGCAGTACGCATTGCAGCACTTGAAGTATGACAATCAACAAAAATTACATAGATCAACCGGCGCATTTCATTGTTGCTCTAGTTCTAGTCATTGGATTCTCATTCATTACCTCTCTCTGGATGGCATCTATCATTAGTGCCATGACTGGATTAGTCAGAGAGATATACCAAAGATATGATGAAGATAGGGCATGGTATGACTTTGGACCGGGTAGCCGTTTAGACTTGATCTTCTGGGGGCTAGGCACTGCCGCAGGAATATTAATAATGATTCTCTGGTAATTTGGGTGACATATGAATATTAAAGACAAAGCTAAGAAGGTAGTGGGCAAGGTTGATGAGGTTATTGCTATAGCTGATCCAGTATCAGACAGATTCCTTGATCTGATTAAGAACTCTAAGCGCACTACGCTAGTAGTAGTTATAATTGCGTTTATTATCTGGCTAATCTAAATGAAGCAAGATGGACGATTCAGATAAGGCTTCGGAGTATGAAGGTTTGTTTAGAGAGTCTGCGATAGCGTTTCGTAAGGCTTCACCAAAGCTAACC